TACGCCGACGGATCGGAATTTGAAATAAGAAAGACCAATCTCGCGGACGAGTTGTTTATGTCTAGAAATGTTAAAATAAGGAACTGAAATTTTATACTAAATTGTAAACTTTAGTTTTTCAAGTATCATGAAGCTAAAAACTGGAATTAGTTGTTATCTAATAAACCAACCATTAGTAAGGTGTTCGCGCAAGCTTAAATTAGCTCGGGCTTCACTATCTTTAACTGATAGTTCACCTGTTAAAACCGGTAATGTAGGAGGAGGACCTGAAGACGAAATATAGGAATATTTTACCTCTATATTCGAGTCCAACATTCGCATAACGTCTGGGAATAATTCTGCGAAAATGTGTTTTCCATTTGCACCGTTAAATAAAACTGATGCTGCTCTGGATACTTCACGATCATAAGTCGAAAGATCCGTAATAAAATCATCATGCCATAACAGTTGATTAATTACTAAAAGAGGGGAAACCTGCCTAATACCATGTAGCCAGTTAAATCCAAGGTAGAAAACGCTGGATAAAGAAGTGAAAAATTTTGACTTCTCTGAACTTACAACAAGACCAAATTCATTAGATAAAATACTAACAAATTCAGAAAAATGAAAACCATCTCCTGGGAAGAAGAGATTGTCATCTCCACACAATAGTGCATTATCAAGAATTCCTGGATGAGCGAATTCAATTGCTATACCTTGGCTTAGTGTATCAAGGATATTGGTGAAAAACGAACCGCTTGGGATACCAAATATTTTAATAAAACTTGTCATTTTACCATTCATGTCTGGTGAGACCATAGGCGCACATATAAAATATAGCACCATTTTGTCAAATAATTGCGATTCTCGGGGAGTAAGAGTAAGCGAAAACTTTAAAATTGCAAAAGCCATTAATATTAATTCAGGTTGAACTGACTGGTCAAATGATTTTACATCTGTACCAAAACCTTTCTTGTGCGCAAATTTAAAACGCTTTTTCATGCTTTGAGCTAGCTGCCCACCTGTTTTACCTATAGTATAAAATGTGTCGGTATTTATAAAATGTGTAATAAATGGAGCGCCAAACATAGCCTCTATAAGAGTAATAGCCCCAGGGAAGGGGTACATAACTCGTACTTTGAGTGAGACTTGTGCATTACTTTCTCTAACTTGTAACCTAAACCCACGTGTCATTGGCCAGTTGAAAGTGTAATTTCCAACGCCTTCAATAACTTTTAAAGCTTGTTGCTTCATTTCCTCTAATACTTTGCCTTTACGGGCGAAGAGTGGGAAACCGCTACTTGAGCGAGTGTTAATGTTTTC